CTACTTCTTTAATTTATTTATTGTTTCCCTTCCGTATTTTTTTTCCATTGCAGCTACAAATGAAGGTTCAATGTAATGTGCAAAAGCTAACAAGCCCTTCAACTTGTCCACGGCTTCCTGATCTAATTTATCATAAGAAAAACGATGTATTGCTGATGATATTAATCTTTTTCTTTCTCGCCCAAGTGATATGTTATCATTGTTCGAGATTGTTATACCCGTAATATGTCGATTATGAGCTTTCGAAGAAAGAATAGTTTTATCATTATTTAAAGAGATAGAGTCTTTGAAAAGATCGATTAAAACTTTTCTTATTAAATTATCAAACCCAATAAGTGTATTCTTTATATTGGTCGAAAATGTCATATCATCAGCATATCTTGTGAATGTTATCTCTCTTTTCAGACACTCTGTTTCAATAATTTTGTCAAATGAGTACATTATTACATTGGAGATAAACGGTGAGCTGGGTGCTCCAACACTCAATTTTAAACTTGATTTCCTATGCTCACGATAGAACAAACAGTTTGATATAATAGAAGCATTGTCTTTATCAAAATTAATGTGGTTTCTTTTACATTCAGCAAAAAATATTTCAGGTGTTAACGAGTTAAAAAAGTTGGATAAATCCAGTTTTAACAAATAACTATTTTTTGAGTGAATGAGCGCATTTTCTTTAATTCCTCGCCCAGATCTATAAGCATAAGCGCAATCATGTACAGGCAGTATATCAGATAGTTCTTTAATAATAATCCGTTGAATGAATTTCAGTTCCTTTGAAGGATGCGCAATTTTACGCTTTTCATCAGAGTTTCTTTTGTTGATTTCATAAATCTTATATCTATAAGGAGCTGTGGCAATAAAAATATTAATGAGATCATCACTTAAAAAAAGTGTGCTTTGTAAAAGCTTGCGTAATGATTTTAGATTATTGGTCATTTTCTTCACCATACTTGGCTAATACACTAAGGCGCCGTTGTTCTTTATCCTTTAAATTAAAGGCGAGTTCTTGCTTTAAATTTATTTTATTTTTTGTTTTGTCGAATTGTTTTTATCTGAATAAGAGCCAAATTTTATATAGTTATCATTAGCCAGTTTCTTTGGGGGGAAGAAATATGCATTTGAACTTCTTTTCTTTTTTTGTATTAGCTCTAATGTGAGTAGTAGGTAGATTAATTGAGAAAGACGTTTTTGCGGAATCTTAATTTGAAAAGACAAAAGAACTGATTCAATTTCAGAGATTTGAACAGGAAAGCAGATATTTATTATCTCAAGTATAAGCATACATAAATGACCGTCATCATTTTTCCTGAATTTTTCAATCTTATTTTTACTGTTAACTCTTGAAAGAATATCTTCGCAAATTTCGCCCCACACTGATTTGTCAAACTTTCCCTTTTCGGCATCATATGGGTATGTGAGTACTGCTTCATTTACATAAGTGGATATTCTTTTTAGTGGCCCTAAAAAAATAAATGAGTCTTCGCTCTCAACATGATCTTCTGGTGCAATAACACAAATTTTATCATATAAGTTTTCGAAAGAAGAAAATATCCCTAACTCAACTAATGATCCGGGGCTTTCGAGAAATAGAAGAACTTGTGATGATATTTTTGCGATGTCGTGCTCGAAATGAAGCAAATCATCATACTGACCTGACTCAATATAGTCTTTGAAAGATTCAGCCATTCTTAGGCAATTATGAAACTCTTCATGTTCAGTAGCTGTATAAGCGTATAGCTGTCCGCGCATACTTGTAGGAATGGGTTGTTTTACATCTACAAGCCCACCACAAACAAATATTAAATTTAGGCTGTTATTAATGACAGTAAAATTTTCAACTTCAAGATTTTTAAATGTATCTTTTATAATTTGTTCGTACATCTAATTATCCAAATAAAAAAAGAGACCTAAGTCTCTTTTTAACTCTTTACTAAAGGATGCGGCCGATTTGCATCTGACGCAACCCTAAATCTAAACAATAAGTTAGTGTCTGGCGAAACGCCCGACAAGGCTATTAAACTAAAGCCCATACGCTAAAGAGTTCTTTTTTTATAGCATGATGAGTGGCGATTTTCAAACTTTTTTGCCTAACAGAACGACTAAGTGACAGGCATCCCCTTCCTAACTAGCCCCTTTGTCTGTAAAGACCTTAGCCTTAGCTGTTTAGGATGTCATACCAAGAGGTGTAATCCGTCATGGAGCAATGGCCTTAAGTTTTTGCGCTTGAACGTAATCTCCCCACCACTGCATCAGCTCTGTTCTTTCAGCAAGATACTCAGCACGATTGTAAGCGGCTATAATTTCATTGTTCTTGGTATGAGCTAAAGCTGATTCAAGCACCTCTGTTCTAAATTTACCACTTTCTTCAGCAGCCGTTCTTGCTATAGAACGCATTCCGTGGGCGACCAGTTCACCACCGAAACCCATGCGGATAATCGCTGCGTTAGCTGTTTGCTCATGCATGTGGTTAAGGGGAGCTTTGATACTTGGGAAAATCCACTCTCTATGAGCACTGATTGGTCTGATTAACTCAAGGATACGCATAGCCTCTTTGCTTAGCGGAATCTTGTGAGGGCGCTTCATCTTCATAAACTCACCGGGGATGTTCCAGAATCGATTAACTTCATCTATATCAATCCAACGAGCACGTACTGCCTCTCCCGGTCGAACCCATGTAAGGAGTTGCCACTCAATCAATAGACGTGTTTCAAGCCGTATAGACGCGTTTGACAGGGCAACCATGAATCGGGGGAGATCATCTGGTGGTAAAGCAGGCATGTTTTGCTTCTTAGGCTTACTGAATCGCTGACCGAGGTTATCAGCAGGGTTAAATTCAATAAGCTCTTCTGTTGCAGCCCAACGGAAAATTTCATTTAGACGTGAAATGATACGGCGTAGGGTTTCCAATACGCCTCGTTGTTCTATGGGGTCAAGGTGTTGTTTTAAGAGCTTGGGACGGATCTCTTTGATAGGAACGTTGCCTAAACCGGGGAAAATATTTCGTTCAAGGCTCCGCCAGATGTCTTCTGCGTGGTCTGGAGAGATACCAGAGGTCTTAGGTTGATTTCCTTTTCCGCTGGCTTGGTATTTTTGATTTCAGTGTCAGTGAGTTTCTTAGCGATCTTTGCCATTTTTAGGACCCTCGATTTTGGGACCCTTTGCGTTGGGTCCCAAAAAGGGTGCCATAAGGAGTAGCTTCTAGCAAATTTCAGTAGACTTCTGTAGACGTAAAAAAGCCCGCAAGGCTGGTTCCATGCGGGCTTAGTAGACTTCAGTATACTTCAAACAACTAAAAAGTGGTGGAGCTGGCGGGAGTTGAACCCGCGTCCGAAATTCCTACATTCCTTCTGGTAGGTAGCAAAAACAACAAATTACAATAAAAACAAAGTGTTATCTTGTGATGAGTGGTGAGGAAAAGGCTTGATTGCCATTCGCTGCCGCCAACTTGCCGCCATTTTTTGGCGACCAGTTCAGGCCGTTGAGTGGGTTTTTAGTAATGGCGTCTTCCAGATGGTCGGGCGCAAAGTGGGCGTAGATCATGGTCATTTTGATGTCAGCATGACCGAGGATATCACGCAGCACCAGTATATTGCCGCCGTTCATCATGAAATGGCTGGCGAAAGTGTGGCGCAGTACGTGGGTACATTGCCCATCTGGAAGCTGAATTCCCGTCCGGTTAATGGCGCGCTCAAAGGTTTTTCGGCAGGGAGAAAACAGCTTGCCGCTTTTACGTGGGATCTCATCATACAGTTCACGGCTGATGGGAACGGTTCGGTTTTTCTTGCCTTTGGTACGGGTGTAGGTGATGCGGTAAGGCGTGACTTGCTGGCCTGATAGCCCTTCCGCTTCGCTCCAGCGCGCGCCCGTTGCCAGACATATCTTTGTGACTAACAACAGATGCGGGTTAGCAGATTCGGCGCACGCATCCAGCACGCGCTTTATCTCATTGGGAGCCAGAAACGCCAGTTCCTGTTGAGCTATCTTGAATGTTGGCAAGCCGGATAGCGGGTTGGGTGCATCCCAGTGGCCCAGCTTTTTCAGTGTGCCAAATACGGCGGACAGGTTGCGTTGTTCCAGATTGACCGTGCGTGGTTTAACTACAGCCATAGGGATGCCGCTAGCGTCAGTCATCTGCCCGGCTAACCGCAGTTCGCGGTAATGCGCGAAATCGGCGGCGCTCAGTTCTCTGGCTTTGGGGTTGCCCAACCCGGCGCAGATGATATCAAGTTTCGCCATCATCCTTTTGGGATCGGCCAGTGTGCGGCCGTAAAGAGAAAACCACAGATCGATAATCTCCCGCAGGCTGCGGTTATCCGCTTTTTCGCCAAGCCAGGGCTTGTTTTCACTCTCTTCCATCGTGAAGCGCTCAAATGCCAACGCTTCACCTTTGGTGGCAAACTGCTTGCGTACCCGCTTGCCTTCACGCCCGAATGGGTAGCACTCACACAACCATTTCCCTGATGCCAACTTACGAACAGCCATACACCCCCCTGTAAACTGAGGGATGCATATTTACTGTGTATAAAAACAGTCATCAATGTATGGATGTTGTGAGAGCAAACAAATGGCAAAAGGTGGTTAGAGGTAACGGTAAGACTGAGGGGGGGATGTTTTATTATTTCTTTAAGGTAAAAGAATAAATTTTAGTTAATCAAAAGCTACAGCCAGCTCCATAAAATCAATATAATTTTTTATGGTGTGGAAGTTTTTTTTATTTTTATTCCACAAGCCATAAATTTGGAAATTTATTTTCTCTTGATTGTCATGTTTTTGTTGTGAGTCATATATTGTGATAAGTTGTTTTTTATCCTCCAAATTAGGAGAGTTGATTAATTCACAGCGTGCCATTTGAAACTCTACTTGTTCGATTAATTTACAGAAGGTTAAATTTATTACTTCCTTAGTCGTAGGGTTTCTTTGCGAAACATAATCGTTTACGATTAGTTTGTCGACCCCAGTGTTGCTAGGGCTTGAATCCATTGTTATGTTGACAGTATTTTTTGTTAAATAAAATAGTTTATCATTTCCTAATAAAAACTCCGCCCATGGTCCTTTTCTTGATTTTATTCCTGTTAATACATTGCATGCGGATTTATCCATCTCATTTAGAGAAAGCATTGTTAACAATAAAATGTAATCTATGTTTTTTGATTTTTGAGATTTTATTATATCGCAAAATCTATCTATTGTTTTAATAGAGTCTCGTATGTTCATTTTTATCGCATCCATAATCGATGCGCAGTTATTTGTCATATCTTCCATATCGTTTATGGGGAATAGAGTTTTATGTATTTCCTCAAAATCATCTTTAATTCTGTCTCGTATTAATGTACTGACAAGTGTCTTAATGTCTGGAGCATGAAGGGAAAAACGTCTGTGAAAGAATCTGCTTAAATATAGATTGGCGTCGAAACCTTCACCATAAACATTTTTTATAGAATGTTGTAATTGCTCGGTGTCTGTTGCGATAACAAAAATAAAATTATCAACGCTGAATATATGCTTCACTATTTCAAGCAGTGAGATAGCATAGTCTGGTCTGCATCTATCAAGTTCATCGATAAAAATAAAGACAGGGGCTTCATAACCTTTATTAAATGCAAGGTCAGACCAAAAACCAAGTTCTTTTTTCAATGTTGCAATTGACTTTAACTTTTTCTGGTGCTGTTCGAGCATTAGTTTGGATGCTGTTTGAGCTATTTTTGCAATGTCGTCAATGCCAACATATTGTTTTATTACTGCAGAAGTAATCTCTGGAATGACACCTTTAGTGAACCTTCCTATTGCTTCCGCTGCACGTATTAGTTTTGCATCGATCCTGCCGGAATATGTTTCAATTTGGTTGATTAAAGAAGAAAAAAGGGTAAGAAATGCATCATCAGAGAAGTCCTGTTTCCATGCATCAATATATATGCAAGGGTGTTTTTCTTTTATTGATGTGTATAGCCTTTTTAGAAAATAAGTCTTCCCTGCACCCCATTCCGCATTTAGATTTACCACTGTATTTTTTGACTTGCGTTCTGATAAATAAAAATATAAATATTCTGCATATTTTCTTCTATCAAGGGTGTCTGGTGGAAGAGTTTCTTTTTCACCATCTAACTCAATGTCTACTTCCTCTTCCCAGTTAAAGTTTAATTCCTTGCCTAAAACCATTTTTTTATTCCTTGCTATTATTACTTATTCATCTGTTTTTCTGTTGTCACTATCTTTTTTATTTTTAGATGTGAAGGTTTCCTTGATGCTTTCAATAATTGACAATGCATTGGGCGGTGATTCTGTTTTTGACGAGAATGCTGAATCACCAGACATATTCCAATCTTTAAATACTTTTATTGCATCATCTTTTGTTGCTGTCCCCCCGAATATTTGCAAGAATATTTGACCAAACATTAACGCATGTTGCCTATCTTTCCTTCTTATCGACTCATGAGTATATTTTCTGGCATTACTGAAGCAAATATATGATAACCACGATAACAATCCTATTGCTAATAATCCTCGCGAGAATATATAAAATATGACGATAGCGCTGTTTTCTTTGTTTTCTATTATCTTTTCAATTCCAGTTGAAAATGTACAGAATGCGGCTATCACTGCAATTATACATGCCAATGCCCCATAGAATGCCCAATTATTTGACATGTCGATGAAGAATCTGTCATCAGAATTCAGCTTTTCCTTGACGGATAAAACATACTCTGGAATCTTATCATCAATTCTGTTTTGTTGTGATTTCTCTATTAGTTCTTTATTTTCTCTCTCTAGAGTTGATATTCTTTCTTCTTGGCTGCTGATGGTGTCAATGTGGCCCCTCATTTTTGAAAAAAGCACATTCCTTTCTGACTTAGCAATCGATAAGTCATTTTCAACATCACTAATTTTTAATTTAAGTTTTTTATTTTCCTCTTCAAGTGAGGGGTGGATTTTTTCTATAAAAATTTCTTTTTCTTTTCCTTTTTTAAAAAGATAGCTAACTATTTCTTTGTTAATCGAATCATCACATTCTTCTACAACTAACTCTATTGCTTCATGGTAATAATCATCACTGATTACGCCTTTTTCATGATAGTATTTTAGTAATTCAATTAATTTTTTTTGTGAGATTTCTTTTTCCATGATAATAATCTTAAGTTAAATTTTCTATTTGAGTTTTAATTAATGCAGATACGCCAATATCTCCCAGCCCACAATCAAACTCCGCCCCAGTCCCGCTAACGCGCACTTTCCCTACTGGTATACGGGTCAGATCTCTGATGCTGGTTCGGCCTTCAATTTCAACCAGCCACTTACCATCAACCACCTCGTCAAACTGGCGATCGGCAATGTAGGTTATGTCTCCATCCAGAATGGCAACCGGGTCTTTCAGCCCATCGGACAGAAAAGCCTTATCAAACATATAGTAGTTTGAATCGTAGAGTTTTCCATCAATCAGCTTTTGCCTTGGTATAGCGATCACGTCATTTCTGGCGTCGTTGAATCTTGGCCCTTCACCTGTCGTTAGCCATTGAGCAGAAACACCAGTTTCGATTGTGCATTGGATAACCCATTCTGCTGGGAATAAGTCTCTCATGTAGCGTGTAGCGAGTGTGCTTTTTGATACGCCTAAATGGTCGCAAAGCGCCTGTCTGGTAGTAAACCCATATGCTTCTACAAGGCGTTCAATAACCTTACGCCCTCCGGTTTTGAAATCCATCAAGTACGCTCTCGCAAACAAATAAGTTGACAGGTTCCCATTGAGATCTTAATTTCTCTCTCGAAGTTCGATATGGGAATCTTCATCGGTAACCACGGCTCACCACAAGCCAATAGGGAATGTTGCATTATGAGACCTCAAATATCAATCACCCTGGCCGTGCCGTCTGTCTCGATTGAGAAATACAGCGAGCTGACCGGCCTTTCTATCGACACCATCAACGACATGCTGGCTGATGGCCGCTTAACTCGTCACCGCCTGCGCAAAGATAAAAAGCGTGAAAAGGTGATGATCAACATTGCCGCTATGACGGTTGATGCGCTCGCAGATTGTGATATTTCGCTCAATTAGTTCGATATTGAGATTTTTGGAGTTCACGAACCATGTTTGATTACCAGATCGCTAAACAGACGCACTTTGATGAAGCCTGCCGGTCCTTTTCACTTTGTCACAACCTGGCGGAGCTGGCACGCACGGCGGGGATGAATCAGCAAATCCTACGTAACAAGCTGAACCCAGACCAGCCCCACAAGCTGACTTGTGAAGAACTGCTGACGCTGACCGACATCACCGAGGATGCCACGCTGATCGATGGGCTTTTGGCGCAACTGAACTGTCTGCCAGCGGTGCCAGTGAATGAGGCCAGAGCAGAGCGGCTTACCGCCTATGTGCTGCAAGCCACTGCCGCAGTGGGGAAGGTGGCCGCCGAGAGCGTATCAGATGAGCGTATGACGCAGACGCGACGCCATAACCTAATGAGCACCATCAGCGACGGGGTGCGTTACCTGTCGCTGATTGGCATGACGGTGCAGTCTCGCATTCAGGCTAACCCGGCGATGGCGTCAACGCTGGATGCTCTGAGCGGGTTAGGCGCATCGCTGACAATCGGATAATAACAACACCAGGGAAACCACGCGCCGGGCGTGGTGAAACATCCCGGCACCTATTTGCAACCGTCTATCTGTGGGCGGTTACCAATAGGAGGAACAATGCAAAAGCCGATCTCAATTGCCCCTTTCCTGCGGAATAACCAGACCGGGGCATCGCTTCCCGTAGAGGTGCGTCATGGCAAGGGCAAGCAGGGCATCATTATTCGGCCAGATGGCCGCCGCTGGAACCCACCGAAAGGGGCGTTTAACCGGTAATCAGGAGGGAATATGTCTCAATCTGTCGATCATCAGAAATGGATACAGCGTTGCCGGGATATCGTGTTTAAAGGTGAATCCCGCGCTCAGTTATTTTGGGAGCGGGCTGCACTGGATACCCGTGAAATTATCCTGTTTTCTGCAAAGCCAAAGCTGAAATCGCGCCATGTCAATTACTCATGGCATCAGTTTACGGCGGAAGAGCGCGCCGCTATCTGGAGCGCAATTAAGCGCATCCGGTCTATTTGCGATGAAACCGCGCTATTTGGCCCGGATGATTTTCTGAGAACCAGTAATCAAAACGGCACAAGCAATACGCCGAACCCGTCACCGATTCATTAATTAATCCATAGCAACGAATAAATGCCCTTTATCGGGCAGGGATTCGTATTACCTGAAAAAAGGAAACCGTAATGATTGCAACCAAATTAAGGCCCATGAATGCCGCCGCTGATGGCGCACTGATCGAACTGCTGAATAAAGCCCGCTTGGAGGAGCGCAAAGACCAGCATTTTTCCTTCTCACTGCGCCTTGCTGCGCTGGCTGTCCGCGTTCAACAACGTGACCTCTCCGCCGCCGAAGTGGTGGAGCTGATCCGCCAGGAATCGGAACGTTTTGAGCATTCCGCTCAGGAGCTTATCTAATGGATATGCCACAAAACCCCGCTTATAACCGTGTGGATATCAACGGGTGTTATGCGATTGCGAAAGTGGGTTATGACTTTGCGCTGGGGGAAGTGCAATGCGATAACCGGGACGGCGCACAGCCTTATCTGTCCACCCTCGCGGTATACCAAACGCCGATTACGCTGGTGAATGATTTTGTGCATCGGTCGCTCTGCGCTGAAATTCGGCGTGGAACGGTTACTGACATCACCACCATGTTGACCGAAGCAGAGCGCCTTTCCCTGCTGTGCCTGAATGCCTTTGAACAGTTAGAAAATACTGGAACCGGGTTAAGTGAATGAACCCGGAACACAATGGCGCTTATCACGTCGTCAATCAGTGGCGACGTGAGCAGTTCACCCGCAACGAACCGGACGGCTTAACCTATGTTGAGCGCAGTCTATGGCACCTTAACCCGCTGGATCACCAGTGGCGTCAGCAGTACCTGGCCGGAATGCCGGATTATCTGGCGAAGTATTTCGGCCAGCGTTATGAAAAGCTGTTTACATCAGATGAGCACAAGGGCCGCCGCCGGGCCAATACGTTTTTACTCCGTACCCTGGGGAAAAGTGTATTGCCACGCCTGCGCACCGTTACCGAACGATACCAGACGCAACAACGTGCGGCGGGAGATCTGCCGTTCCCGTTCTACGATGATCTGGAAAAGCTGCCGGTTTATGACCGTGATAACATCCGCGCCCTGTCACAGCAGGTGGCCGACTTTATGGCCGCATCGTTGCGTGATTACACAGAAAACCGCATCAGGAACACCGGGGAAATAACTGACAGGTACATCACCCTGCTGTCATTCCGTCACCTTGGTCTGCTGACCTTACAGGCAGGAACTCAGCCGCCCTACTGGGCGCAATTCACCAAAGGCCGCCACCCGTTATCCACTGAAAAAGCTGAATCCGGCTTGCTACGCATGATGTCACCAGAGTGGTGGCGGGCGCGTCTAAAGCGCCGCCGTGATATCCAGCGGGAGCATATGGCGATCGCTGTCGGCCAGGTGCAAAAAGCGGCATCACCCTATGTTTCCCGCTCCACGCTGGATGAATGGAAAGAGCAGAAGCGGCGCAACCGGGAGTTTTTCAAGGCGTTTGAACTGGAGGACGAAGAGGGAAACCGCGTCTCTCTGGACGACAAAGTTAACGCCAGCAATGCTAACCCGGCGATCCGCCGCTGTGAGCTGATGGTGAGAATGCGCGGCTTTGAGGATTTGGCGCAGGAAATGGGCTGCGCAGGGGAGTTTTACACCATCACTGCACCGTCACGGTATCACGCTGTACACAGCGGTGGCGGGTTTGTTGAGCAGTGGAGCGGGGCCAGTCCACGCGACACACAGAAATACCTGTGTGGTGTGTGGGCGCGCATCCGGGCGGAACTGTCACGCGAAGAGATTAGCGTGTTTGGCTTCCGGGTCGTCGAGCCACATCATGACGGCACGCCGCACTGGCATTTATTGCTATTCATGCGCCCGGAGCACATCGAACAAGTGCGTGACATTATGGCGTATCACGCCCGCCGGGAAGATGCCGATGAGCTGAACAGCGAAAAGGCGCAAAAAGCCCGCTTCCACTATGAACCGATTGACCCGGAAAAAGGCAGTGCTACGGGTTATATCGCCAAGTACATCAGCAAGAATATCGATGGTTACGCACTGGATGGTGAGGCCGACGAAGAAACCGGGGAAAACCTGCGTGATATGGCGAAGGCGGTATCAGCCTGGGCATCACGCTGGCGTATCCGGCAGTTTCAGCAAATCGGCGGCGCGCCGGTGACGGTTTACCGCGAGTTGCGTCGCCTGGGTGATAAGCAACTGGATAACGCGGCGATGGATGCGGTACTGGCGGCGGCAGATGTAGGCGACTGGGCGGCATACACACAGGCACAGGGCGGGCCGTTAGTCTCGCGTGATGCGTTGGTGGTGCGCCTGTCCTATGAAGTGACAGAGCGCGCCAACCAGTACGCGGAGGATGTGCAAAAGGTTCAGGGTGTGTACTCGCCATTACTGGGGGAGCGCTCCGCGATCGTCACCCGAACGGTGCAATGGAAGATTGTCCCGAAACAGGCCGCCGCGTCAGCGGGGGCCGGGGTTTCTGGCGGCTCCGCCGCCGCTTGGAGTTCTGTCAATAACTGTACGCCGCGCCTACGGCGACGATTATCGGAACTGTTGCACTTGAGAGGTTTTCCGCCTGATCCTGAGCTGGTTGATGTGCTCATACGGGGCGGCAATCTGGCCATGAGTGAGGGCAGGGCACTGAAAATGGTTAACGGCAGGCTGGAGGAGGTGCGCCAGACGGGAGATTGCGAACTGTGGCCGGGGTGGAACTGGGGTTAGCGTGATGTCTATAATGGTTGAATAGCCCGCAATTGTTGGGCGGCTAAATAATCATGTATTACATATCTTGCCTTGAGATTATAGTTTTTACTTATAGTGCTAGTATAAAAGGAAACGATGAAATGAAAAACAATTCTGCTATTTCTAGAATTGAGAAAATTATTTACAGAATAAAAGATGGTGCATTTAATGATAGTGATGTGGAACTTTTTTTTGTTACTTTGCGTGAGCTTAAAAATGCTACGAGAAATATAGTTGAAATTGGTAGTTTTGTTGCTCATAACCATTGTCGAGATAAAGGGTTGATTAGCGATTATATTTTAAGGAACTATCTTTTCCTAAGTGTTAGGGTCGGGATGGATAATTTCTTGGCTAATTCTTCCAGAGGTGAATTTCCTAAGTATTTTCCGGTTTTAATAAAATTGCAGCTAAAGATGTTTGATAATGCTCATTTCAAGAAAAAATTTGGTTTAAAAGGTGGGGAGATTAACAGAATAAGATATTGTCTTAACGATAAGGGATCATATTTAATTGATGGTGATGTTTGTCGTCTAAATAGAAATGTAGGTAAAAAAGAGCTTTTAATAATAAATGAAGTGTTATCTTTATTGAATTGTTCAGATGGCATAAATTTCGATGATCTGATAATTGAGATAAAGAAATTACTCTCAAGTGAGATTAAAGGTTTTGATGTGAAAATTATTGATGAGGAAAAGCTTTCCATTTTTTGTGTTATTGTGTGTCTGTTGAATAATGTGAGTTTTTTATTACTCAATGACGTGAGGGCAGAGACGATAATTTCAATTGAAAGAGATCAGACGGTTGGTGTTTGTGTTAAATATTCTTTGATGGTGCCTGGAGTAGAAGGGGATACAGTTCAAATGATTAATCCGGTATTTTATTCTCGTTATGATAAGAAGGATGTTTTTAATCATGACATAACGATGGGGGATATTGAAAGTGGTAATTTACAGTTTTCTAAAAGCCATGGCAGAATAGTTAAAATCAATAGTGAAATGACGATTGTTTGAATTTGATGTTAATGGTTTTATAAGGAAAGTGGCCGTACCTACTTTCTAAAAATGATTCCTCGCGTCATGGATTGCCTGATTTAGTGGTTTTGGGCTTGTATCATTCAGGGGTATTAAAGCCACTACATTATGGCAGGGATGATATTGGGAATAAGGCTCAATGTCCGTTGGTAGACGACAAAAACGGAACCGCTAATAGTTTGTTAGCTTCGTATTTATATTTTGAAATGTTTTGTTACGTGAGAGCTATTAGCTGTAGGAGATGACCAATGGATAGGGAGTTTGAACAGTCACTGATTGTCGAACGGATTGCCTTTCTGGCCAAAAATGCCGGGATGGAGGGTAATGATGAGCGTGACAGGCAAATTGCGCTGATCTGGATAGCAGAACTGGCGGGGCAATTGATGACGTTACAAGCCGCGTAATGCGGCTTAGGCGGCAGCGGTTTTCAGCAGGTCTAATGCCATTTGCCGCTGTTCGGGTTTCAGGTTATTCAACACCGTTTGCAGCAACTGATCGCCGGTTTTTGAGCTGGGGCTGAGTGTGTGGGAAAATGTCAGATTCATCACAAAGGTGTAGCCGCATTCCACATCTGAACAGGCGCAGTAAATATCTGCAATCTGTCTGTGTTTGCGGTTTGTCTTGCGGATAACGGCTTTTGCGCCGCACTCCGGGCATTCAATCTTTAATACCCGCATATTCCATGCTCCGGCCTCTAAAACATGGCTAAATTTTAACGTTTTATGTCCCATTACGCACCCTGAATCGTTGTATCATCGGCAAAATCGAAGATTAAATGCAGATTTTGCGATATTTCAGGGTCTTTATTGATGGAAGCCATAAAACGGCGCTGAATTGGGATCACTTCGTCTTTGCGGTACGTGTTCCGCGCCTTTTCCGGGTCGCCCAGCCCGGCGGCGTTTTGCGGGATGATGCCGCACAGCCCGGCCGGGAAACGGTGCGCATTGAGTACATCCTGAGCGCTGATGTTTTTCACGTTGGCGAATTCGTCCTTGGCGCTGATATCCCCCATCTGGATAAATTGCACCCCCTCTTTGTCGCCGTTCGGGATGTTCACTAAAATAGTGGAGAAGTTGCCGATCCCCTTGCTACTGGCTAACTGGCGCTCGATTTCCTCTTCGATCTCGTCGGTCATGTTCGGGTCGCTGGTGTAGAGGATACCGCCGGTGTGTGCGCCGTTGTGGTAGTAGCGGCGCCGAAAAATCACCGCTTCACTGTTCAGCAGGGCTGAGTGAATACCGCCAATGTAGTCCGGCAGGCCGTAAATCTGCTGTTGCGGGTCGTACATCTTGATGAAAATCACGTCTTCCGGCGGGTAAACCAGCGGTTCCCCTTTCTGCAATACCACAAATTCCCCGGTTTTACGGATGCGGGTATACAGTGCGGGGAGAGGCGTCAAGGCGATCACCTCTCCCCAGCCATTGCGTACTTTCAGGATGGCGATATCACCAAAGGTCAGGTAGTCGAACGCGGCGGCCAGCATGTCATCGTGAGACAGGCCACCACCCTGATAATCCGACGCTACCATGTTACGGCGGGCATAGAGGATGCCGCCGTGTTGGCCGTTCAGGTTGACCAGTTGAGCCAGGGCGAGCCGGTCTATCGGCAGGGTGTAGTGATTAAATTCATTGTCATACCACACATCGCGGTAATCGGTGCCGGTGGTTAATACCGGTTCCGGTTTGCCGAAGGTGATAATACTCATCTTTTTACGCGGGGCGTTTTGCGCCTTCTGGCGGCGGTGTGATGTCCTTTTCATGCTGCTTTTTTCAGTCTCCATCGGGATTGGGGTTTGTTCTCATAGTTCAGCGGTTCGTTATCCAGCGCGTGCGCGATAGCGAAGAAGGCTTCCGCATGGCCGGTTTCCGCGCTGCGGTCGGCGATGAACGTCATGGCGTTGCCGCTGGCCGTGGTGGTGCGTCGTATCGCCATAAATGACGCCGGGATAGCCTTTTCATCCTGATCCCACTCAATGCGCTGACTTTCCACCACGTCGGCCGCTTTCATCACCAGGCGGTTTTTGGTTTCCACGCCGTAGCGGATAGCCGTTGCCTGCCTCATGGCAAAGTGCTGGATGTTCTCAAACACCCCGGCACCGATGCCGGTCACATCAATGCCGATATAGGTAAAGTGGTAACGCTGGAATAGCTTTTTGATCTGGTTGGCCTGATAACGAAAGTTCATGCCGTGCCAGTTGACGACCAGCAAAACGCGGAATTTCTCGCCCTCGTAAATGGGCGGGGCGACAATCACAAACGTGGACAGGTCGCCGGAGCGAGCCGGGTCGTAGCCGCCCCAGACCTCGCGGTTGCCGAATGGGCGCGGCGCGGTTGGGTCGTGATCCTGCCAGGTGGCCGGGTCTACGCCGCAGCGCTCCAGGTCGTCAAAGCTGAACACCGCGTCTTTGTTGTCCACAAACACGCACATATACAGCATGTTGAACGTGTCCACGTTGTAGCGGTTGCGCAGTTTTTCCAGGCTGGCCAGATTGAAGCCGCCGCGGATCGCGTCTTCCATCGTGATAACGTACCGCCATTGACCATCCGGGCAGAGCAGCCCGCCGTCGCGCAGTTCGTCAAAGCCGGGGAAGTTAACCCCGGCGCGTTTCTTGTTACCGCGTTTCCATTCCTCGCCTGTCCAGAACGGGTAAGCCTGGTGCGTTTTGGCGCTGGGGGTGGAAAAGTAAGTGGTACGCCATTTGTCATGGGTGGCCATTGCGCTGGCCACTTCGTTAAGGCGGGCAAAGTTCGGCACCCAAAAGTATTCATCGCAGTACAGGTGCCCGCTGTAGGATTGCGCAGTGTTCTTGTTGGTGGATAAAAAGCGCAGTTCGGCCCCGTTGCTCAGGCGGATCGGGTTGCCGGTCAGGGTGATATCAAAATACTGCTGCGCAATGTTGACGATGTACGAGCGGAAAACCTCTGCCTGGGCGCGACTCGCTGACAGGAAGATTTGCGGCTCACCGGTCAGCACCGCATTTTCAAAGGCTTCAAAGGCAAAATACCAGGTGGCTCCAATCTGGCGGCTTTTGAGGATATTACGCACCTGCTGGCCAATATTAAGGCGTAGGTGTTTTTGATAGCCAAACAGGTGTTCATCAGCCCAGGCGTCAAAGTCTTCTTTGGTCAGGCTGGAAATGTCATTTTTGCGGTACTGGCGCTTTTTGGACGGGCGTTCATCGTCATCATTCCCGCGTGGGCCGGGCGTGTTACCGTGACCGGCGGCGGCGAGTTTTTCTTTGTGCTTGTTGCTTTGCGCCCGCAGTTTGACGGCGTGGGCGATCAGCATGTCCATTTCCTGCAATTCCAGCTCGGTCTTTTTATCCCGACCGGCCAGCAACTGATAACGGCGCTCTATCGCCTCTTCGGTGCTTTCGGCGCTGAGTAAATCCGCCCAGCCGAATTTTTGCGCCCAATAGTAAATAATCCGCGCATTTGGCAGATTTAAATCAGCGGCAATTTCTTTCGGTGTGGCTCTTTTTAAATAGAGAAGCCGCGCAACACCGATTAATTCATCAGAATATTTAGCCATGCCGGTATTATGCGGCGCGATTTTTATTTTATGACCGATGTTTATTTCGCTGTGTTCGTCAAAGCGTCGTTATCCGAATAGAGACGAATAAAGCCGGTCGCTGCCCGTTTCTTATTCCGTAATAATGCCGTTGTCCGACAGAAGCGGAGTATGTAAATGTCTCAGTTAATGACTAACTGGATTTGTATCGCCACGGAGGGGGAAACGGTTGATAAGCGGGTAATGGAAAGACAGTGGTTAATTGATGCCGCTGAAACTTATGACCCGCTATTCTATGCTGCCCTAATTTGGCCGGAGCATGAAGAATGGTTCGGCAATATGGGCGAAGTGCTGGCATTAAAAACCGAAACCGGTGATGACGGGCTGTTGCGGTTATTCGCTCAGTTACGCCCTAACCACCAGTTATTACAGGCTAACCGGGATGGTCAGTTGCTGTTTTGCTCGGTGGAGCTAACGCCAGACGGGAATTTTCGTGGTACGGGAAAAACCTATCTTGAAGGGCTGGGCGTGACCAATACCCCAGCCAGCGTGGGAACCACGCGGCTACGTTTCAGTAGCAAAAAGCGCGGCCGTTTATTCGGTGCATTAAAGCCGCTGGTTATTGATGAAGTAAAAGAAATCAAAGGGAATAGCATGGCAAGTAAATCATGGCATAGCCTGTTCGGTATTAAGCCGAAGGCATTCGCCGAGGGTGAAGGCGAAAATAACGATGCAGGCGGTGGCGATAAATTGCAGGCACTGGCGGAAGCGCTGGCCGAACTGGAGTCCCGCGTAACTGCGCTGGAAAGTCAGCAAAGCCAGACCACCGATGCAGTGGAAGCTGTTCAGGACGATATGGACACGGTAAAAGAGGTGGTGGATACCGAAGATTTCGCCACGCTGCGTAATAACCTGCCGAAGATTTTGAGTAATTTCGGCAAGCTGGATCGCTCTATTACCAAATTGCCACAGCGTCAGGTTGGCAATAAACCCAAAGGGTTTAATTTCCTGTAATTCCATTTATTGGGTGATACCTCTTTTTTTATCTCGATATCGAGAGGACGCATTATGTTTTTAAATCAGCGGGCGCGTGAATATCTGAGCGCCTACAGTGTCGGTCTGGCGCAGGAATATGGGGTAGCGGATACCGCCCGTTATTTCGCGCTGACCGACCCGAAAGAAACCCAGCTTCGTGCCGCCCTGCTGGAGCGCGTGGATTTCATGTCCATGATTAACGTTCTGGATGTGGATCAGCTCTCCGGGCAGGTGGTGTCCGTAGGCAGTTCCGCGCTGCATACCGGTCGTAAGGAAGGGGGCCGCTTTATCCGTCAGGTCGGCGTGGATGGCAATGACTATAAGCTGGTCGAGACGGATTCCTGCGCGGCACTGCCCTGGGATCTGCTGTCGGTGTGGGCCAATGCGGGTGGTGAGGATGAGTTTTTCCAACTGGTACAGGCGTTTTCGAATGAAGCGTTTGCGCTGGATATGCTGCGCATCGGCTTTAACGGTACCCACGTTGCCAAAAGTACCGACCCGAAAGAAAACCCGAACGGCGAAGACGTCAACATTGGCTGGCATCAGCGCATGAAGGGTTTCAAAGACGGGCAGCAAATTATCACCGATCGGGTGGTGCTGGACGAAAACGGTGATTACAAATCACTGGATGCGATGGCCTCCGATTTGATTAACGCCAAGATTCCCCAGCAATACCGCAATGACCCGCGTCTGGTGGTGTTGGTCGGGGCGGATTTGGTCGCCGCCGAACAGTATCGCCTGTTCCAGAAGGCCGACCGACCTACCGAGAAGATCGCCGCCCAGATGCTGGACAGTACCATTGCCGGGCGTCCGGCGATTGTGCCGCCGTTTATGCCGGGCAAGCGTATGACCGTCACCACGCTGTCGAACCTACATATCTACACCCAGCGTAATACCCGGCAGCGTAAAGCTGAATTCGTGGAAGACCGCAAACAGTTTGAAAACAAATATTTGCGTAACGAAGGGTACGCCGTGGAATACCCGGAGCTGTACGCGTCTATTGACGAAAGCGCCGTCACCATCGGTACCGTGGCCGAGCCTGCGGAAAAGGAAAAAGCGTAACGCATGGCCCTGTCACCCGCGCAACGTCATAACGCCCGGATGGTCGCCGAGCAGCAGTTATCCCGGTGCCAGGCGGTATCCGGCGATCACAGCTTGCATGTGCAACTCCGTGCGCTGGAAAACGACGTGGCACGGCTGCGCAGTCAGCCCACGTTACGCGACAGGATAGAGATGAAACGCCGGGAGTTGCTGCCGCGCTGGTTGCCAACGGTACAGCGCTATCTGGACAGCGGCGAGGTGTATCAAAACTCGGTGTTCGCGCATTGCGTGGTGTGGCTGTTTGATGTGGAAGAGTTTGATCAGGGGCTGGCGTGGGCGGATATCGCTATCGCGCAGGGACAGTGCACCCCTGACAACATCCGGCGCACGTTTGCGGCGTTTGTTGCCGATACGGTGCTGGCATGGGCGCAGCAGACGGCGGACATGGGGCAGAGTGTGGAGCCGTATTTTTCCCGCACGTTTAAGAACGTGGCAGAACACTGGCGGCTGCATGAGGAGATCACCGCCAAGTGGTTCAAGTTCGCCGGGCTGTTACTGCTGCGTGATGAGCAGGGGCAACCACGGGCGACAGCGGCGGCGGATATCGACACGCTGACGGCGGCGGATGCCCTGTTACATCAGGCCGAGCAGTTTTACCGCCAGGTTGGTGTGGGAACTATGCGCCGCAATATTGCCGCCCGCATTCGGGCGCTGCAAAAGGAATAACCGACTACCGCAAGCCGGGCGGGCGCGGCTGAGGCAATGCACCGGGGGTGCGATGTGCCGTGGAAGCCGGTCAGCCCGCCTTTTTACGGGGGATGCATGTTCAGTGGAACACCGGTTGATTATCAGGATGAACAACTGACCAACAATGGATTTTGGCCAGACCTGAACGTCAGGGATTTTCAGTCACAGCGCACCATTCCCGCTGATCTGGCTGCCGATACCGTTGCACAGGCGTTACTGGCCGCAGTGGGCGAGGTCAACGCCGATCTGGCTGAGGTGGAGGCCCGCAGCCGGGCGAAGGGGTTTACGCGGGCGCAGGATGTGCCGGGTGTCAGCCTGAAAGGCCAGAACGTGCTGTGTGCGCAGTATCAAAAAGCGGTGTTTGCCAGGGCAAAAGCCGATTTGCTGGGCGAGTTTGCCACCATTGGCCGCCGCGAGTCTCATCCGGGACAGGAGGGGGACGACACACGCAAGGGATTGCTGGGGGAAGCGGCGATGGTGATCCGTCGCATGAAAGGGCTGAAACGGGCAACGGTGCGGATGGTATGAGCAAGCTGGATGACCTGACCACCTTTGTTTCGACGCATCTGCCGCCCCGTGTGATGCAGGGGTTTGACAGCTTCATGGATGAAGTGAGCTTTATTCCCGCCCGCCGTGACCTGGGCGAAGACCAGTATCAACTGGCGGTAATGAAGTTTGATGCCGTGTTGAGCTGGGAGCGCTGGCCATACCGGGTGTGTGACCCGCGCAACCTGTGCGCTCTGTTACTGGTCTGGCAGGAGGGGCAGGACGATGTGCCGTATATGGATGCCGGGCTGGATATGGAGTTGCCGACACTGGATGTGGACGTGCGCGATCAGGATAGCGCGATTGTTGTGGTGTCGCTGCAACTGGCGGAATCATTGGCGATTGTGGTCGATGACAACGGGATCATTCCGTTTGATGGTCGGCGCTGGCGTCTGACCAGCCCGGAAATCTGGCAGGCCACATCCGGGCATCTGTTCGGTGCAGGCGACGACGGGGCGGAGGTCGGGGCGTCATGATCGTACATGGTGAGCTGAGCCAGTCACAACTGGCCGAACTACGCACCGCATTACAACGGCTGACGCTGCCGCCCAAAAAACGCCAGCGTTTACTGTGGCGGCTGGCGAAATACGGGGTGATTGCGGCGGCAAAACGGAACGTCCGGGCGCAGCAGGCACCGGACGGCAGCGCCTGGGCAGCACGACGTGGCCACCGCCGTGGCAGGATGCTGCGCAATCTGCCCAACCTGTTGCATATCCGCGAAATGCCAGAGATTCAGGCGGTACGGATTTATCTACAAGGCGGCGGGTATCGCAACGGAAAAACGCCGGTACCGGCGGGCGTGGTCGGCTACAGCCAGCAAAACGGCATGAGTGTATCCGTCAAGCGTTCACAGGTCGGCAATGGACGCCCTGAGCCGGGACGGATGGCCACGCGACGACAGGCACGCAAGCTGCGGGCGCTGGGGTACCGGGTAAAACGCGGGGCGCGATGGAGAAAGCCGCCTTACCGGGAGATTGAGGAAACACTGAGCTTTGCGCAGGCGGGATTACTCATCCGTAAGTTGAGCGGCAAGGCGGCAAAAACCGCCTGGACAGTGGATGTTCCTGCCCGGCCATTTTTGGGTATGAACGATGCGGAGTTTACAAAAGCGCTGGCACGACAGCTACAAGGCATTGGCTTTGGCTGGGATGTGAAAGCGCAGGATATCAAGGGGTAAGCATGAGTTGGCCAACGGTTCAGGTTAACCAGGTAAACCAGCTACAAGGCGAAACCAGCGAGATTGAGCGCGTGGTGCTCTTTATCGGTGAGGGGGCGGTCGATGCGGTGAAAACCGTGCCGGTCAATACCCAAAGCGATCTGGATCAGGTGCTGGGGGCGGCGGATTCGGTACTGAAACGCGACGTCAGCGCTGCGATGGTCAATGCGGGGCAGAATTGGAGCGCCTTTGTCTGTCTGCTGCCGCCAAAAGGCGACTGGGTGAGCGCGGTTAGTGCCGCCCAACAGGTCGCCAGTGTTGAAGGGGTCGTGGTGTCCCTGCCTGCCACCAAAGGCATTATCGCCCAGGCATCCAGCCTGCGATCCACGCTGGTGTCAGCATTCGGGCGCTGGGTGTGGTTTCTGCTGGCGGTTGACGGCCCGAAAGAGGGTGAGGGCTGGGATAAGTATTTACAGAGCCTGAGTAATTTACAGAACGGCGCAGCGGCACCGGCAGTGCAACTGGTACCAAGGCTGTGGGGCAATGAGCCGGGCGTGCTGGCTGGCCGCTTGTGTAACCGTGCGGTGACGATTGCCGACAGCCCGGCGCGGGTTCAAACCGGTGCCTTGCTGGCGATGGGGCGCACGGATTTACCGGTGGACGGTACCGGCGTGACGTTGGATCTGGCGATGTTGCAGGCGCTGGAGAAACAGCGATACAGCGTGCCGATGTGGTATCCCGACTATGACGGCTACTACTGGTCAGATGGGCGCACCCTGGACGTGGAAGGGGGCGACTATCAGGCCATTGAAAACCTGCGCGTCGTGGACAAGGTGGCGCGGCGCATCCGGTTGCAGGCGATTGCCAAAATTGCCGATCGCAGCCTGAACAGTACGCCGGGCAGTATCGCGGCGCATCAGGGGTACTTTGCAAAAACGTTGCGTGATATGTCCCGCAGCACCCAAATCAATGGCATCACCTTTCCGGGGGAAGTGAAGCCGCCGAAGGATGGGGATGTGGTCATTGCGTGGCGCTCTAAAACGGCGGTGGAAATTTATCTGGTTGTCCGTACTTACGAATGCCCGAAAGGGATCACGGTCAGTCTGGTGCTGGATATGTCGCTGGAGGGTAGCGCATGACAAAACGGATTTCGGGCCAGTCGTTTGATTTCAACATGGACGGCGCACTGGTTCACGCGGAAAAAGTCTCGCTGAGTATCACGGATAACACCGCCGCCGCGCAGACGCAGGGCATCCCCGATGGCTGGGTGGCCGGTGACGTCGCCGCCGAAGGTGAAATGGAGCTAAGTACCAAGAGCCTGGCGGTGGTGACGGCGAAAGCCAGCAGTGCCGGGTCATGGCGGGGTATTGAGCCGGTGGACTTGATGTGGTACGCCAAGGCGGGCAGCGAGGAAATGAAGGTGGAAGCCTTCGGTTGCAAGCTGATCCTGAGTGACATTCTGGACGTTGACCCGAAGGGCGGCAGCGTGATGTCACACAAGATTAAGTTTGTGGTCACCAGCCCGGATTTTGTGCGCATCAACGGTATCCCCTATCTGGAATCGGAACTGACGGAAAAGCTGATCGGCTAAGGACAGTCATGCAGGAATATGAAAAGAACGCGCTGGGATTACTGGTGCTTGGTGCGCTGATTGCGCTGGGTAAGTTGCTGGCCAGTGATGAAAAAATCACGCCGCGCCTGTTTTTCGGCCGGATGATTTTAGGGTCGGCCACCTCAATGGCCGCCGGGGCGGCGTTGCTGTGGGTGCCGGGATTGTCGCCGATGGCGGTCACCGGGCTGGGTGCGGCACTGGGGGTGGCCGGGCATCAGGCGGTTGAAATCTGGCTGCGCCGCCGCGGCAGTGGTTTGCTGAAAGGGAGTGACGCAAAAGATGACGTTAAGTGAAAAACAGCAGTTATTTACCCAACTGGTCGCACAGCTGATCCAGTGGGCGGGAGAGCGGGGGTATCGCCTGACGTTCGGCGAGGCCTACCGCACGCCGGAACAGGCAAAACTGAATGCCCGCAGCGGGTCAGGCATCGCCAACAGTTTGCATACGCAACGCCTGGCCGTGGATCTGAATCTGTTTATCAATGGTGAATACCAGACCCGGACAGAAGCCTATTTGCCGCTCGGTGAATACTGGGAATCGCTGGGTGGGTGCTGGGGCGGGCGCTTTACCTCACGCCCGGACGGCAACCATTTTAGCCTGGCACACAACGGGGTGCGCTGATGGATGGGCTATGGCGGGTTGTGGCGGGATTGACGGTGGCCTTTGCCGCTGGCTGGCAAACGGCGAGCTGGCAGCGCGACAGTATCGATCTGGCGGTGACTCGCGCCGCTACCGCCGCCGCTGAGCAATCACGCCAGGCGTTACAGGCACTGGCTAGCCAGTCCGGCGCGGCGCTGGAATCCAAACTGGAGGCATTACGCAATGTGCCGAATAAAACCGTTTACCGGGAAATCGTTAAACCGGTTTTTACTAACGTGTGCCTGTCTGCTGAGTTTGTCAGCCTGTACAACGACGCCGTTAATAACACCGAACGTGTCTTATCAGGAAAGCCTGAAAAAGAAATGTCCGGTCACTAATCTGCCGCGCTTATCAGGTGCCACCGGCAATGATGCGGCGCAGCCGTTAATCGGTTGGCCGCAAATTTATGCGGATTGTGCCGCCCGGCATAATCAGTTAATTGATGAAATAACCCAACGGGAAAACATGCAATGAGCAAAATCACCTTATCTGTTTCTGGCAAGGAATTGTCGTTTGAACCGAATACCGTTGCCTATAACGGCATGATTAATGATATGGCAATGGATAATAAAGTGGCTCCGGCGGTGACGTATCTTCGCCGTATTGTCGTAGCCAAAGATAAAGAAACGCTGGATGAATTATTAAAACTGCCGGGCGCAGCATTGCAAATTACCGAAGCGGTTAATGCGCAATATGCACCGAAGCTGGAAATCGAAGTAAAAAACTAACCCAGCGGCTGCGGGCCATCGAAAATAATTTTCTTGAACAGGCATTAACCCTGCGGCGGCATTATTTACCGGCTGAAAATGATGACGCCGATAATCTGGCCCGCGCCGTCTGGCTGGCAAATACACACTGGGAAAATATGCGTATTTCCGTGGCGAACGGGATTGCGCTGGCATTAAAAGGCGATTCATGAAGCAACTCGATTTTACATTAAGCCTGATTGATAAGCTGACCCGCCCGGTAAAACAGGCGCAGGCGGCGGTCACCGGCTTTGCGAAATCGTCGCGGGACGCCTTTTCTAAAATCGCGGTTGGCGGTGCCGGTCTTATTGGTACCGCTATGTCTATCCAGGGGGCGCTTGGCCCGGCGGTTGAGATGCACGGCGCAATGGTCGAAGCGTCAGCGCGTGGCGTCGATGATTCGGCGTTACAGAAGATTAATGCCAACGCGCTGAAATTCAGCACCCAGTACGGGCGTTCGGCGCTGGAGTATGTGCAATCGACCGCCCGGATTAATGCGGCGGTCGGCACCCTGACCAAAGAGGATTTGCCGGGGGTGGTCAGGGCATCCAATGTGATGGCGGCAGCGCTGAAAGCCACGGCGGACGAATCGTCCGAATTCATGGGGCAGATGTTTGCCAACTTTCGCTCTGATGCTGAATCAATGGGTAATGTGCAGTTTGCGGAGCAACTGGCCGGCAAGGCCGCCTATATGCGTAATGCCTTCGGTGTTGAGCTGGGGGCGATTAAAGACCTGATGGAAGGCGCGCGCGGGGTCGGTACCAACTATGGCATTGGTATGGATGAGCAGTTGGCCGTGATGGGCGAGCTACAACGCACATTAGGTACGGAAGCCTCCAGCGCGTATGAAGGCTTTTTGTCCGGGGCGGTCAAGGGTGCCAAAAAACTGGGGCTGTCGTTTGAAGATTCCAACGGCAAGTTACTGACCATGCCGGCGATGCTGGAGAAATTGCGCGGGAAGTACGGGGCGAGCATTGAGGGCAACCTGAAAGCCCAGTCTGATCTGGATGATGCCTTTGGTGACAGTGCGGCGGTCATTAAGCAGTTATATGGCAATGTCGGCGTCTTGCAGCGGCATATCACCGAACTGGGCAGTAATGACGGTATGAAGCGGGCCACGGAAATGGCGCAGAAGATGTCCAGCCCCTGGGAACGGCTGACCGCTATCTGGTACGCCATTCGCGCCGCGATGGGGGCCACGTTGCTGCCGGTGTTGTACCCGCTGATCAACAAGATGGCGGACGGCGGGCAGGTACTGGTCAGGTGGCTGAATATGTTCCCGAATATCACGCGGGTCATTGGTTATTGCGTACTGGCGGTACTCAGTCTGGCCGGTGCAGGGGCTATCGCCAATATCGTGATGGGTGTTTCTGTGTTTGTGCTCGGTGGCCTGAAAGGGTTATGGAAAGGGCTAACCGCCATCATGAAAATTCATGTCGGTGTTATCTGGCTGTATAACAAGGCCGTGCTGGCGTGGGCGGCGACGATGCGTATTTTGCGCGGTGTACTGCTGGCCGTTCGCATGGCCAGCCTGTTAACCGGCGTGGCGTTTAATATCGCGCTGTGGCCGGTGTTACTGATTATCGGTGCCGTCGCCTTGCTGGTCGCCGGGTGCTATCTGCTGATCCGGCATTGGGATGGCATAAAGAACGCCATCACTCAGACCGACATGTGGAAAACCGTCGCGGAAAAAGTGCAGTGGGTTGCGGAGATATTTGGTCAGGCGTGGCAGGCCATTGTTGATGGCTGGAATGTTGTTGTCAATGCGATTGGTAATTTCTCCCTATCCGAGACGATGGGAAACATGGTTGATGGAGTCGGGAAGTTATTTTCCGGATTGTGGGACGGTATTCTAGCGTCGTTCAATGCCTCTTACCGCTGGATTATTGGAAAGCTAAATGCAATTCCGGGGATCAATATTGCCATGCCTGAATCCACACCCCGACCGGGCGGTGAGGGTTTATTAACGGGTGGGAAAATAAAGGGGATTGATTCGGGCGGATTGCAACGGGATATCAGTAACAGCAATGCGAAGAATTATACCGACAACAGCCGGAAAGTCGAAAACCTGACGATTTATGCCAATAAAGGATTTACCCCGGAACAATTAACGGAATGGGAAGCACTGCGGTAATGGATGACGTGAAATATATTGACCTGTTAATTACAGAGCGCGATTTCAGCCTGAATGCAGGGCGTGAGCCGATATTTTGCAATAACCGGATCAGTATTGGTCAGGATTGCATTCACGCCATTATTGAAAGCGGGCTGACCACCAAACTGGTAGCCGAGCGCAGCCCGACGCTGCGGGCCGATGTGCTGACGCAAATGATTATTCTGGTGGAAGACGATGAACGGATTATCCCCGGCACGGTGGTGATCAGCGAAGAAAGCCCGACCCGGCTGTGGGTGACGGCGGAAACCTATGATTTCGGGCCGATCACGGCCAGGGTGGACGTATGACGGAAAAGCCAAAAATTGATTATGAGCAGGTGCTGAAAGAGGCCGGGATGCCGGTGACGGCCGAGACGGTAACGGAGCAGTTTCAGGCACAAGTGACGGCATCCGGTCTGGTCACTAATACATCGCGGATGTCGCCGTTCTGGCGGCTGATTTCGGTCATGGTGACAACGCCGGTTATCTGGCTGAAAGACGTTTTGATCAGCGTGGTGCTGGCCAATATGTATCTGGCTACGGCGTCCGGCTCATTCCTCAATCTGTTTGCCTGGGGTGTCAATCTGTCGCGCAAGGCAGCCACGGCGGCAGCGGGCGTTATCCGTTTCTATAAGTCGGATGCTGCGCAGGCGGTGGTGATCCCGGCGGGTACGCTTATTCAGACCGAACGCATTAACGGCACGGTTTTCAGTGTGGCGGTATCGGTGGATACCGTGATTGCCGCCGGTCTGGCCAGTGCTGACGTCCCAGTGACCGCCACGGCAGACGGTGGGGCATTCAATCTGGCCCCCGGTTATTACCGGATTTTGCCGGTGGGGGTAGTCGGTATTGAACGGGTGGAGAATCAAGACGATTGGCTGCTGACGCCCGGCGCAGATGAGGAATCAGATGATGACCTGCGTGAGCGCTGCCGCAATCAGTTCAATCTGGTGGGGAATTACCACACCGACGCGGTGTATCGCAGCATGATTGCAGCGGTGGCCGGATTAAGCATCGATCGGATTTTCTTTCAGCATGACGCCCCGCGTGGGCCGGGTACCGCCAATGCTTATCTGTTGCTGGATTCGGGGGTGGTGTCGCAGCCCTTTATCGATGCGGTGAATGATTACATCACGGCACAGGGGCACCACGGCCACGGCGATGATTTGCGCTGTATGGCATTGCCGGAAACACAGCATGAGTTAACCGTGACGGTTTATGTGCGCAATCTGGTGAACGTGACAGATGAGGCGTTAGCCGCGTTGCGTAGCGGGTGCCAGGATTTAGTCCGCTGTGCCTTTCGGGAAAACACCGGGTATGACGTGGCAAAGACGTGGCCCTGGTCGCGTTTCTCCTTTTCCACGCTGGCACAGGAATTACACGATGCGTTTCCGCTGATCGCGTCACTGGATTTTTCCCTGGGCGATATTGTCAGTGGGCTTAATGTGCCGCGTTTGGCCTCGCTGTCGGTGGTGATAGCCGATGCCTGATTTTAAGGAGCAACTGGCGGGTCTGCGGCTGCCGTCATGGATGGATAAGGGCGAACCTGCCGCCTTGCTGAATGCCAGCAAAGCCTATTGGTTGCAGGTGCATGACTGGTTGCGCTGGCCGTTGCAACAATTGGACGTCGATACCTGCGCAGAGCCGCTGCTGAACGTGCTGGCATATCAGCGCGACATTTCGCGGCTGAAAGGGGAAGCGCTAACGCTTTTCCGTCGCCGGGTGAAGTACGCCTTTGTGAATGCGCAGGACTCGGGGAGCGTCGCGGGGTTTATCGCCATTTTTGAGCGGCTGGGCATTGGTGCTGTCACCCTAGCCGAGCGTCAACCGGGGTATGACTGGGATGTGATCCTGGTACGTATCAACGATGAGCAGTTAAGCGGTTATAACGCCCTGATGATGAGCCTGGTCAGGCAGTACGGCCGCACCTGTCGCCGCTATGCGTTTGACCTCTGGAATGGGGAAACCCAGTCAGTCCAGAGTGGGGAGTTTGAGCACAACGCAGAATACTACCACGCAGTCAGCTTGATGCCGGCCGGAACGGTAACGGCGCGTGTTGCGTTGCACACTGTGCGCACATCCGCTTCGACAGAATATTATTCAGCCAACGTGTAAGAGGGATTATGGCGCAGAGTGTGATTACCCATGCGTTTGAAACGTGGAATGTTCAGCGGGTTTTAGACGGCACGGCAGCCCGGCCCGATCAGGTCGTTTTTGCACGGGTTCCGGGTCAGGATGAATCGGTGCCGGTAGACCGAAATGAAGGGCTACCGCCTGCCGATCAGATTCAGCATACCGCCGCCATTACCCAGGCCGGTGTCCTGAATGAAAACGCGGTGGTTTATTCGGTGGTGCTGGATACCACCGTGGGGGATTGGGATTACAACTGGATTGGCCTGCTGGACAGCAAAACGAATACCGTTTTGATGATTGTGCATGTACGCACCCAGCAGAAACTGGCGACCCGAAACGGCCAGCAGGGCAACAGCCTGACCCGTAATCTCATGATGCAATTTGATGGCGCGGCCGCTGCTACGCAAATCAACGTGACAGCCGATACCTGGCAGATTGATTTTTCGGCCCGTCTGGCAGGGATTGATGAGCGTATCCGCATTGAAAATATGGATAGGTATGGTTCATCCGCGTTTTTTGGTAATGCGTATCAGGTTGTCAAAGATGGCAATGCGTATGTTGTAAAAGCCGGAGTGGCGTATGCCGCTGGGCTGCGTGCTTGGCTGTCGAGTGATCTAAAAATTACGGTGGATGCCTTGCCGACTCGTGTCTTTCTGGATGTGTGCTGGCGTGGTGAATTCACACAGGCATGGGCGGTTGATAGCCAGATCGTTGTTGCCAACTCGGCAGATCATGAAATACGTGATGGTGTTCAGCACTATTTGCTTCCTGTCGCGGATATTGATGAAAACGGCAATATTACCGACTGGCGTAAACAAGGAGGCCTGGCAGAACAGAATGCGCAGACCCTCTATCTTCGTAAGGACGATAATCTGGCCGCATTACGTGATAAAGAAGCCAGCCGAAAAAATTTAGGGTTGGGTCAGCTTGCGGTAATGGATACCGACACAGCCAGACAAACGCTTCGTATCACCCAATTAGAAAATGAACTGGTAGGTATCCCCTTGCCTTATCCCGGTGCAACAGCCCCTGACGGGTGGCTGAAATGTAATGGGCAATCCTTCAATAAATCGATGTATCCCCTATTAGCCGGGCGTTACCCGTCGGGTTTTTTACCTGATCTGCGCGGTGAATTTATCCGGGGTTGGGATGATGGACGAGGAGTTGATGCCGGGCGCAGTTTATTGTCTGCACAGACCCAAACCGTTCAAGACCATAAGCATGTTGGCACAATGGTGAACAGCAATCCTCTGCAAACCGGTATGAATACCGGGATCGGCTTGTTGTCACAATATACGTCAACGCCAACAGTCGGGTATTCAAATGAAATCAGCAGCGGCGGAACAGCAGAAGGGAGTAAAGAAACCCGGCCCCGCAACGTTGCATTCAACTACATCGTGAGGGCTGCCTGATGGCGAATTATTCAGTGAATGTTAAAGAAACGACGTTAGATAAAGACGGTCACGCTATGATGGCGGGGTGGATCACCGTCTTTCATGTTGATGCCAAAACGCGGGAATATCGCGGGGCCAGCTATGAATATTTGATGGCCGGGGTAGGCATTCCGGCTGACAGCTATAGTGATGCACCCGAGTTACCGCCAGAAGGAAAGGCGTTATGCCGTGCTGCCGATGGGCTTTCGTGGATGAGTGTACCGGATTATCGCGGCAGGGTGGCCTATGATACGCAAACCCGCCTCAGTACTGAAATCACCGTGCCTGGCCAGTTGCCGGAAACGCTAACGCTGTTAGCGCCCGTTTCGGAATTTGATATCTGGAATGGCAAAAAATGGGTGACGGATACGGATGCACAGCATCAGGCGTATGTGAATAGCGCAATGCAGGAACTGAACGAGCGGTTTACTACGGCCAATACCCGCATTCAGGCGTTAAGCGATGCGGTGGACATGGAACTGGCAACCGAGGAAGAAAAGGCGTTGCTGGGTAAATGGAAAGAGTATCGCGTGCTGTTAAACCGGGTGGATCTGAATACTGCCCCGGATATCGTCTGGCCGGAGGCTCCGGCGGTATGACGTGGCGGCAAGCTGATATTCGTATCGCATCCTCACCGCCACCGGTGACCTGTTCGGTGTTGCCGGTTCATCCGTGGATCTATGGCGTGGGTAACGTGACCGATAACGGCCATTATTTAAGTCCGGCCAATGCGGTGGCTTACCTGGCTGAACGGCTAGGCACTGCGGCGGATAATCTGACCGTGTGCGTGTGGATGGTCTGCGGGAGTGGGCTGGGGGAATTCCTGCAAGCGCTGGATGCACTAACGGTGGTTTTCCCGGCCCCGGCATTGAGCCAGGTTGCCCGACAGGCGCGGGCTATGGCGGAGCTGGCTACAGTGAAAATGCAAATCCCGGCCAAAAGCCGCACGTTGCCCGCCGCCGCGTCGCTGTCGGTGGCACGCTGCCGTCAGGCGTTGAACGCCCAGCGTATGGCGGCGGCGCAGCAGCAGGCCACCGTACCGATGGGGCTGAATGCGCTGAAAGGGATGGCTGAGCGCTTTACATCCCAGCGCGATGCCGCTTTATCGGAAATCAGTCAGGCCATGCAGCAGATGGCCCAGTGCAGCGCGCTGGCGTGGGTCTTTACCGGCCAGGGCGCACCGGGTGTGATAGCGGCGGAGATGCTGAAAAATAATCCCCAAGCCATCCGCGATTTATACTGCGGCCATGATGTTTACAGGGAAAGAGCTGGATGCGTTGGAGAGCATGATCCGTGAGCCAGATAATCACACTCGCCCTTGATGGCGAAGCTATCCCCCTGCGTGGCCTGACCGTCACGCCCTCAATGCAATTCGAAGAAAAAGACCAGTCAGGGCAAACGTCCAGCACGGCTAACGCTGAGCAGGGTATCAAGCCTAAAGAGCTGCGCGTGTCTGGCGTGATCCCGTTTACTGAGGCGAAGGTGTTAACCCGGCTGTTTACCCTGGCGGAAGCCAAAGAGGGCAGCAAGCTGAAACGCTATCGGGTAGCCAACCCTACCGCACAGGCGATCAACTTCCGGCTGGCCACCTTTACCGGGTCGATTGACGCCCCAAAACAGGATAGCAAACAAGCCTGGCTGGTGACGTTTACGTTGCGCGAACATATCAGTGTATCGGAAAAGCGGGACGCCCGCGCAGGCAATCAAACAGAAACGAAGAAGCAGGCACCGGGGCAGGGGAGTGCTGCCGGTGAGGGTGATGAAAAATTAAGCTGGTTTGAGCGCAAAGTGCTGAAACCGGTCAATGACGCACTGGGGTAAGCAATGCGACCGATTACGCGACTGATGTTATCTGGCGATGCGGTACATGTTGTGGACGCCAATGTGGTACTGGAGTTAAACGCCTGTGGCCGTGGGTTTATCACGGTTGAGACTGAGCAGGATTATACCGGCAAACTGGTCAGGCTGGATGTGGGCTATACCGATCTGGTGTTGCGCTGGTTTACCGGTTACGTCGAACGGAGCCAACCCGCCGAAAATGGCTATCAACGCTTGTTTGTGCGCGAACTGGCGGGCGTATTTGACCGGATGTGGCCGTGTTCGTTTCAGCATCCGACGCTCCGGCAACTGGCGGACTGGCTGAGTGAGCACAGTGGGTTAACGGTGCATCTGCCTGATGCCGGGTATGTCAGCCAGCCAATTCCGCATTTTACCCATAGCGGCAGCGGTCATCAGTTGCTGGCCAACATCGGGGCGGCGTTTGGGATTGATGATTATGTCTGGCAACCGTTACCGGATGGTGCGTTATATCTCGGCAGTTGGGCCGATTCCCTGCTGGCTGGTGCGCCGGTCATCATCCCGGCGGAGTTCAGCCAGGCGCAGGCCGCCGGTAATAGTATGACGTTGCCGTTGATACAGTCCGTCAGGCCCGGCGCGGTGGTTAACCAGCAGCGCCTTTCCCGCGTGCAGTTGCTCAACGAAAGCATGACGATAGAGTGGGTGCCGGTGAGCACTGTCACCGGCAAGGCGGCGCAGCGAACCCCGGCCCAGCGTCAGATCGATACCGTTTATCCTGAACTGTCGGCCGGATTGCACCTGCCGAAGTTTGCCCGCGTGGAAGCGCCATCAGAAGCGGTCAGCAGCGGTAATATCGCCGACCCTTTCCGGCCCCGTTATGCGGTTGACCTGCAATTACTGGATGCAGACGGTAAACCGGCGAAAGATACGCCGGTGTATCCGGCAGTACCGCTACCGGTACCTATGGCCGGGAGTGAGGCCGGGCTATTCCAGTTTCCGCCGCCGGGTACGCTGGTCGAGGTCGGGTTTACCGGCGGCCGGCCGGATAAACCGTTTGTACGTCAGACCGTGGCCAGTGGTCAGTCATTGCCTGATATCAAGCCGGGGGAGCAGTTACAGCAACAGCGGGCGGAGGTTTCGCAGCGTGTGACGGTCGCCGGGGATTGGGAGCGGAAGACGGATCAGGCCATCAGGGAATCGTCAATGCACCGGGAGGTGAGCGCCGATGAAGAACGGCGCACGCTGGTTACCAGAGAAACCCTGATTAAAGCGACGGATAGTGCCACGGTGCTGGGTACCCACACACTCCAGGCCGGGGCCATCGTGCAAATCGCCCAGGGGGATTACAGCCTGGCTACGCAGGCCGGTTATACGGCCAGTGTGGGCCAGTCAGCGACGGTAGAGATAGGACAGTCGCTGACCGAGAAAATAGGGCAACTGCGCCGTAGCATTGCCGGTGCGCGTCAGGAACTGATGGCACCGGTGGTGTGGGTCGGTAGCCAGCAGGTCAACGTCATGACGCTGATGCTGGACACCCTGGACGTGATTCAGGAACTGGCGACGCAGACGGCCAGCCACACGCACCCTAACACCGGCACCCCGTTAAATGCGGGCGAGATACAGCAGACCGGCCGCCGCACCGGCACACTTAAAGACAAGTACAGCCCGATAATCGGGTGATCGATCCCCGCCTACCCAGCCCGCCGCGTGCGGGCTTTTTTACGCCCCTCGTATGACGCACTCAGCGGGCCGCTATGCCACGCCCTTTCCCGGTCACCTCGCCCCGCCATGCCAACCCATTGCGCCGCTGCCTGTACCCCGCTGACGCAGCCAGCGCACCGACAAAATGAACGCTCACAGAGACAAAATCGGCACTACACCGCACCCGCCTGCGGTTTTCGGAGTCACAAAGATTTTTCAGTTTTATTTTTCTACAAAACCCAACGCCAGCCCGCGCCGCCGCTGGGCTTTTGCGGAAGAATGCCCACTGAAAACAGCGAAAGGAATTTCAGCGTTTTTCAGTTTTTTGGATCCCGACTTGATCGCTATGAAATTTTAAATATCAGAAATAAAAGGATTTTATATGGATTTTGTTGTTTGGGATGGATCCCTGAATGCATAGAAGGTGTTACCTCGGGTGGGGCGGTTTGCAGCAATGATGCGGGTTTTGGTGTGGTGAGGCTGTTTGCAGGAACTGAAAAGCGGTGAACCCCGCCAGGGCGGGGCGAGGTGCTTAAAGCTTGCCTTCGGTAATCCCAAAATCGACGATGCTCTTACCTTGAAGGTCATAGGTGCAGTTGTATGTCATCGTGATTTTTGCATTGAAACCGTTGGTAAATTTCACTTTGTCACCGATGAACGTCATTTGTTTTTTGGCTTCGTTCAGGCGGAAATGTGAAAACATGGGGGTCATCATGCCGTCAGTCCACTCGAAATCATACTTGGATGACTTTTCTATCAGAGGACGGCAGCGTGATGCTGCTTCAATCCAGTTTTTATCAAACAAGCATTGACCGTCATTTGCTGCGCAATTCTTTGGGGTGTCGGCTTTTGCGGCGGGCTTGTCATCACTTCCGCCAAAGATTTTTATAGCGCCCCAAACCAGTAACACCAGAACTACAAAACCACCGATTGCCTGACCTGCTGTAGTACCGGGATTCTTAACGCCGCAGTGTGGGCAAACTTTTGCAGAGGTTGATACTTCTTTCTTACATTCTTTGCATTTTGTTAAAGCCAT